ATATTGATATTCTAGGGGGTCAGTCAATGCTATCCTATGCAAAAGTATAATAACGCAGCCAGAGCGATCCTAGCGCAATCCAGGGGAGAATGGCTCTGGGCTTGGGTTCCAGGGTATGTGAGTGGTTACTATCATGGAATGGCGCATGGATAAAGGATAGTTGTTCCCTATTTGTTCCCCATTGTGTTATATTCGCGGCAATGAGTTCAATAGCGTAGCGGGACAGTCTAAAATGACAAAGGTATCTAGAGCATCCATAAAGGATAAACTAAAAGACACAAAGTCTATTAGTTCCGCACTAATGATCAAGCGTGGATCTCTCACCCACAAACAATTGAAGTTTGCACAAGGTATCGCCATTGATGGGTTAACTGGTGCGGAAGCTTATAGGCAAGCATATGACAGTAAGGCCAAACCTCATACAGTAGCCAATAACGCCAGTGCGATGATTACAAAACATAAGGGTATTCAGGCGATCATAACTGCAATGGAAGCGGCAAAAGAGGCTGAGAGATATAATACTGCCGAATCCCTGCGCTCATTGGTGATCAATAGCCTAGTACAAACACTGATAGACCCTAGCACTAAAGCCAGTGATAGAACCAATTGCGCTAAGGTACTGGGACAGGTAACTGAGGTCGCAGCGTTTACCACAAGGTCAGAGACAACGGTCATTAAGGATAGTGGGGAGCTAAGACTACAAATCCTTGATGAACTAAGATCAATGATGCTTAGCTCTAACCAATCCATAACTGATATTGATACGGATTCTTTAATGGCTGAACTCATTGTGGGAAAAGATGATGAAGTCTCAGCGGCTGAAATGGTGGAATGTGGGAAATTAGTATCAGAAACAGCATTAAAAGAGGGTGGAGGTGGGGCAGACCCACTTTTTGATGAAGATGAGGTGGCTGGTTCTCTACATATTATTCCTGACAAACAATCATTTCCCCCAGAGAATTCCTTAGATTCACCTCTTCCTGACTCAGATCGCATACAGAAAAGGGCCCCCTATGTTAAATAATTCACATGGGTGGGGGGGTATATATTTTTTTTGCTCCTTGTCGATCGACAAGGTAGGGCATAATTTCTCAATGAAATCAATGGTACGTTAAATTGAAAAGATACATAAAGCCTACTACTGAGCAGCGCAATGAGGTTAATGAGATGGTGCTTGATATCCAGAAGTTGTTGGATGGTAGAGAGTGGGGACCTTCATTGGCGGCATTAACAATCTGTATTGGAGAGATGGGGGAGATGATTGACAGGGAGGACCAGTCTGACTTTGTATCTTATGTGTGTGGTGTCCTTAGTGGGATTATGCATGTTAAGGGTGAGCTGCATTGATTATTAACAGAGAGATGATTGCTAGTAGGCGGGACTTAGATCGTGCTGTATGTATGGAGGTTACAATGACACCTGCCCAGAGGGAGGTCTTTTTGTTTATAGATGAGTACTGGCTACAGTATGGGTTTGGTCCGTCTATTAGGGATATATGTGAGTTTAGGAATAAGCCTGGGCTTGGTAACACTGCTAAGATAATAGACCGTCTAGTAAGGCTGGGGGTTTTAAAAAGGGTTAAGGGAATGGGTAGGAGTGTTAGACCTGTGTATATTAACTTTAGGAAGCTGGACTGATGGGTATTGCGGAAATGATAGCGGATCTTCCTCTAATGGAGCAGGAGAAGCTATTTGAGAACGTGGCCCAATATAAGGGGGCTTTGGTAAGAGAGAAAGCCCAGCAAGACTTCCTATCCTTTGTTAAGGAGATGTGGCCTGGGTTTATACATGGCAGACACCACGCCCTCATGGCTAAGAAGTTTCAAGAGATTGTAGATGGGAAATTAAAAAGACTGATTATTAATATGCCACCTAGGCATACAAAATCGGAATTTGCCTCTAATATGTTACCTGCTTGGTTCTTGGGTAAGTTCCCAGAGAAGAAAGTTATCCAATGTTCTAATACGGCAGAACTAGCTGTTGGCTTTGGACGTAAGGTTAGAAACTTGGTAGGGTCTGAACAGTACTCTAAGATCTTCCCAGATGTAACGCTAAAGTCTGACTCTAAGGCTGCAGGACGCTGGGCTACAAATCACGGGGGAGACTATTTTGCTATTGGGGTTGGCGGGACGGTAACAGGGAAAGGAGCTGACTTATTAATAATAGATGACCCACACTCTGAGCAGGAAGCGAAACTAGCCCAAGGGGACCCTAGTGTATTTGACTCTGTATATGAGTGGTATACGTCTGGCCCTAGGCAGCGTCTTCAACCTGGAGGGGTTATTATTGTAGTCATGACACGCTGGTCAGATAAAGATCTAACTGGCAAGCTCTTAAAGGATGATACTGAATGGGATATTGTCCAGTTACCTGCAATTCTGCCTAGTGGTAATGCTTTATGGCCTGAGTTCTGGGAGCTAAGAGAGCTGTTAGATCTAAAGGAAGAGCTCCCTGTATATAAGTGGAACGCTCAATATCAACAGACTCCTACTGGAGAAGAAGGCGCTTTAGTTAAAAGAGACTGGTGGCAGAGATGGGAGGCTGATAGGCCCCCTAAGTGTGAGTTTATAATACAGTCATGGGATACTGCGTTTACTAAAAGTCAGAGGGCGGATTATTCAGCCTGTACTACTTGGGGGATTTTTCACTTAAATGAAAACCCAGAAGACGTTAATATAATCATGCTAGATGCGTGGAAGGATAAGCTGGAATTCCCTGATCTAAAGGACACGGCTAAGAGATTCTATGATGAATGGCAGCCTGATGCCTGTATTATTGAAGCTAAAGCTGCTGGAGCTCCACTGATATTTGAATTAAGACGTATGGGCGTGATGGTATCTGACTACACTCCTGTAAGAGGTAATGATAAGTTTGTCCGTATTAACTCAGTAACTGATTTATTCAGGTCTGGGCGGGTCTGGGCTCCTGAGACTAAGTGGGCAGAAGAGGTAATAGAAGAAATGGCTAGATTTCCTAATGCAGAACATGATGACTTGGTGGATTCTACGGTCCAAGCTCTAATAAGATTTAGGCAGGGTGGGTTTTTAAGACTCGACTCTGATGAGGAAGATGATAATATTGGTTTTAGGCGTAAAAAGACTTACTACTAAGGAGTAAACATGTCAGCAGATTTTGATAAAGCTCTGTATCCCGCACCTTTAATGGAAGAGGAAGAGGATAACCCAGAGATAGAGATAGATATTGGTGAGATAGAGGAAGAAGAATGCGTTGATGGCGAGTTTGAGGCCAATCTTGCTGAAGAAATGAATGAGGCAGACCTAATTAGCCTAGCTTCGGACCTAATTCAGGACTATGAGGATGATGAGTCCTCAAGAAAGGACTGGATGCAGACCTATGTAGACGGATTAGAGCTACTAGGTATGAAGATAGAGGAAAGGTCTGAGCCTTGGGAAGGAGCCTGTGGTGTTTATCACCCACTTCTGTCAGAAGCTTTAGTTAAGTTTCAGTCAGAGACAATTATGGAGACATTTCCAGCGGCAGGACCTGTTAAAACTAGGATCATTGGCAAGGAAACCCCAGCTATAAAAGATGCTGCTGATAGGGTACGGGATGATATGAATTATCAGCTCACAGAGATCATGGTTGAGTACCGCCCTGAGCATGAAAGAATGTTATGGGGCTTGGGTTTAGCAGGTAATGCATTTAAGAAGGTTTACTTTGACCCTTCTCTTGATAGGCAAGTCTCATTATTTGTTCCGGCGGAAGATGTAGTGGTCCCTTATGGAGCGTCAAATATAGAGACATGTGACCGCGTAACTCATGTGATGCGTAAGACTAAGAATGAGATTAAACGCCTCATGGCTGCCGGTTTCTATAGAGATATAGACCTACCAGATCCTGTTAATTCATTAAATGAAATAGAGAAGAAGATAGCAGAGCAGATGGGATTTAGAGCTACCTCTGATGACCGCTATAAGCTTCTTGAAATGCAGGTATACCTAGACCTACCTGGGTATGAGGATGAAGAAGATGGAGAAGAGACTGGCATAGCTCTACCTTATATAGTCACAATTGATAAGAATACTACAGACGTATTGGCTATCCGCCGTAACTGGAGGCCAGAAGATCCTACTAAACAGAAAAGATCTCACCTAGTTCACTATGGCTATATCCCAGGCTTTGGTTTCTACTGCTTTGGATTAATCCATCTAATAGGTGCTTTTGCTAAGTCTGGTACTTCTATCATTCGCCAGCTGGTGGACGCAGGTACTTTATCTAACCTGCCTGGTGGATTAAAGACTAAGGGTATGCGCGTTAAGGGTGATGACACTCCTATCGCCCCAGGTGAGTTTAGGGACGTAGATGTAGCCTCTGGCACCATTAGAGATAACATTCTTCCGCTTCCCTATAAAGAGCCTAGTCAGGTTCTATTCCAGCTGATGAATCAAATCATTGAGGACGGGCGTAGGTTTGCCTCAGCTGCTGATTTGAATGTATCTGATATGTCTGCTAATGCCCCAGTAGGAACTACTCTAGCTATTCTGGAGAGGACTTTAAAGGTTATGTCTGCAGTTCAGGCCCGTATTCATTACTCTATGAAGCAGGAGCTGAAGCTATTAAAGGCAATTATTAGGGACAATACTCCTAAAGAGTACAGTTATCAGCCTATAGATGGGAGCAGAAAGGCTAAGCAATCTGACTATGATCACTGTGATGTGATCCCAGTTTCAGATCCTAACGCCTCTACTATGTCTCAGAAGGTAGTTCAGTATCAGGCTGTAATGCAGATGGCTGCGGCAAACCCACAGATCTATGACCAAGTGGAGCTAAACCGTCAGATGCTAGAGGTCTTGGGTGTTAAAAACATTGGCAAGTTAGTACCTAATGCTACTGATGAAAAACCCAAAGACCCAGTATCTGAGAATATGGCAGTACTTAATGGCAAGCCTGTTAAAGCTTTCATTTATCAGGACCATGACTCACACATCAAAGTACACCAATCTTTTTCTGATGACCCAGTGTTGGCGCAACAGCTATCCCAAAACCCACAAGGTCAGGTTCAGCATGCTTCACTACTGGCCCATATTAATGAGCACATAGCCTTCCAATACCGCAAGAACATTGAAGAGCAGCTTGGAATTCCATTGCCGGATATGGACAAGGAATTGTCTAATGATATGGAAACTGAGATTTCTAGGCTTATGGCTATGGCTGCAGGTCAATTGCTGGAGAAGGACAAGTCAGATATTGCAAAGCAGAAGGCGGCAGAACAGGCGCAAGATCCTCTGGTTCAGATGCAGCAACAAGAGCTTCAGCTGAGAGGAAGAGAAGTGGCTGTCAAGGAAGAAGAGGTCAAGATCAAGCAGGGTCTGGCTATTGTGGCAGTACAGGAGCAGCAGGATAAGAAGCAGAATGAGGCAGATAAGCTCAATGTCCAAATGCAGATAGCTGGCCTACAAGTTGGTGCAAAAATCTCTAAGGATAAGGCTGCGATAGATGCAGATAATATGATTGAGGCCTTTAGAATAGCGGAGAAAGAGCAGGCACTAAGGGCTAATATGGACTTAGAGGGTGCAAAGTTAGGTGTAAAAATCGGGGGTATGGTTGAATCCGCGAACAAAGAAAATAAGAAGGGCGGTAAATGAGCCGCTCTATAGAGTCAGTACTTAAAGATATACAGTTAAAGAAACAACAGATAGTTGAGGTAGTTGCTACAAGCGCAGCTAAAGACTATGCAGAGTACCAAAAACTTTGCGGGGAGATTAGAGGTCTTTCCATCGCGGAGGGTTATATCCTTGATCTCTTAAAACATATGGAGCAATCTGATGACTGAAATCGCTACAGAAAGCGAAGAAACAAAGGCAACACAATTGCCTGTACCAAGTGGCTACCACATCCTGGTTAGCTTGCCTGTAATAGAAGAAAAGTATGATAGTGGCTTATTGAAGGCTGACTCAACCCGTCAGTTTGAAGAAGTGCTAAGTACTGTGTTCTTTGTAGTTGCATTGGGTCCAGACTGTTATTCTGACAAAAGCAGATTTCCAGGTGGGCCTTGGTGTAAGAGTGGAGACTTCATATTGGCTCGTCCTAATACTGGTACACGTTTAAAGATACATGGCAAAGAGTTTAGATTGATAAACGATGACACAGTAGAGGCAGTTGTAGAAGATCCAAGGGGAATCAGTAGGGCTTAACAAAATACCGCAAGGTAACATTTAGGAGAATGAAATGAGTGAAGATGCCTTTGAATTTCCAGATGAGAAGGAAGAGAAGGAGTTTGAATTTGATATAGAAGATGACACCCCTGCCAAGGATCAAAACCGTGAGGCTTTGCCCAAAGATTTGGTGGAGGATCTTGATAAGGATGAGTTAGAGGAGTACTCAGAGTCAGTAAAGGTAAAACTCAAGCAGTTCAAGAAGGTTTGGCATGATGAGCGTAGAGAGAAGGAAAGTGCTTTAAGGGAGCAGAACGCAGCTCTAACCTATGCCCAGACAGTCCAGGAAGAGAACAAAGCCTTAAAGAACCGCTTAGCTCAGGGTGAGAAAAGCCTTATGGATACCTATAAGGGCGCTACTGAGATGGAAGTTAAGGCGGCTAAGAGAGAGTATAAAGAAGCATATGACCTTGGAGACTCAGACCAATTAGTAGATGCCCAGGAGAAATTATCAGGGGCTCAATACAGACTGGCTAGAGCACAAGAATATGTTGCCCCTTTACAAGTACAAGAAACTCCTGTACATGTACAGCCTGAAGTTCCAAAACCAGACGCAAGAGCTATGGCGTGGCAAGAGCGCAATGGCTGGTTTGGTAAGGATGAAGAAATGACAAGCCTGGCTTTAGGGCTACATCAAAAGCTTGTGACTCAAAATGGTGCAAGTTATGCATCAACAGATGAGTACTGGGAGAAAGTCGATGACACAATGCGGAGACGCTTCCCAGAAAACTTTGAAGAAAAAACGCAGTCCACAAACAGACAGCGTACAGAGAAACAAAACTCGATAGTTGCACCTGTAGGCAGAAGCGTGAGTTCACAAAAACCCAAGCTAAAGCAATCACAGTTAAATATTGCAAAGAAGCTCAAGCTAACGCCTGAGCAATACTATCGTGAAGTTATAAAAATGGAGGCCAACAATGGCTGAAAACAAATTACCAAGAGCAGCGGATACACGCATTGAACACCAGCGCCCTGAGAAGTGGCGTCCACCAGAACTCTTACCAGAACCTGATAAGATGCCTGGATATGCGTATAGATGGATAAGGGTTTCTACTTTAAGCGTATCTGATCCAAGAAATCTCTCTGCCAAACTCAGAGAAGGTTGGGAGCCAGTTAAGATTGAAGAGCAGCCACAGTTCCAGCTGTTAATTGATGGAACCAGTCGCTTCAAGGACTGTATTGAAATCGGTGGACTATTACTATGCAAGACTCCTATGGAGTTTGTGGAGCAGCGGAATGCATTTTATCGCAGTCAGGCTGAAAGCCAGATAGAGTCAGTAGATAATAGTCTTATGAGACAAAGTGATCCACGCATGCCCATGTTTACTGAGCGTAAATCTACTACCTCATTTGGCAGGGGCAAATAAAAAACATTTAAGGAGTTTAATATGGCTTACCCTACTATCAACGGACCTTATGGGCTGCGGCCTATAAACCTGATTGGTGGACAAGTATTTGCAGGGTCCACCCGCAACATGGAAATCGCATCTGGCTACAGCGAAAACATCTTCTTTGGCGATTTTGTCAAAAGAGTTGTTGGCGGCACTATTGAAAAAGATGTAGGTACAACCGCTAACACACCTTGCGGCGTGTTCTTGGGCTGTTTCT